GAGCGAGGACGAATACGCTCAGGAATACGAGTGCTCGTTCGAGGCTGCGGTCAAGGGCGCTTACTACGGCAAGGAGATGAACGACGCCGAGGAGCGGATTGCTGGCGTGCCTTACGATCCTCGCCTGCCCGTGCATACGGCATGGGACTTGGGCGTCGCGGATTCGACGGTCATCTGGTTCATCCAGGTATCGGGCCGTGAAACGCGCATCATCGACGTTCTGAAAGGCGAAGGCGTCGGTCTCGACTGGTATGCCAAGCGGCTATCCGAGCGCGACTATGTGTGGGGCAATCACTATCTGCCGCACGACGTTGAGGTTCGGGAGCTGGGGACCGGCAAGTCCCGCAAAGAGGTTCTAGCCGCGCTCGGCATCAAGGCGACGGTTTGCCCGAACATTCCGATTGCGGACGGCATCCAGGCGGTGAGGATGCTGCTGCCGACCTGCTGGTTCGACAAGGACAAGTGCAAGACCGGCATCGAGGCGCTGCGCATGTATCGCCGCGAATATGACGAGAAGCGGCAGGAGTTCCGAGTGAACCCGCTGCACGACTGGACCAGCCATTACGCGGACGCGCTGCGGTATTTCGCGGTTGGGCACACCAACCGGCCCGAGATGAAGCCGATACGCTACACCAACAGGGGGATCGTTTAGTGAACGAAGTCGATCCCCAATTCCTCGCCTTCCTCAACCAAGAGGAATCGCGCTCGTATGATGGAACACTGCTCGAAGAGGTAGAGGCGGCGCTTCGCTCATACAACCGCGACGCATACGGCAACGAGGAAGAGGGGCGTTCGCAGGTCGTTGCTGGCGACGTGTCTGAGTCTGCCGATTACATGCTCACGAGCCTGCTCGACGTTGTGGCTGGCTCCGATCACATCGTGGAGTTTGAGCCAACCGGAGAGGCGGACGAGCAGGGCTGCGACGACGCCACCGTGGCGATGCATTACATTTACCGCCGCAAGAACGGCTTCCGTCTCATGCATGACTGGGGCAAGGCGGGGCTGCTTGAAAAGATAGCAATCGTCAAAAGCTGCGTCGAGCGCAAGAAGAAGCGGGTCGAAGCACTGTATCACCCGGCGATGCTGCCCGACAATGCCATCGAGGCCACGGAGACGGATCAGCCGCACCCGGTCGATGGTTCGCCGATGATTCACGCGGTCACGCTCGAAGAGACCGCCGCGACATTCCCTGACTATCATGTGCCGCTGGAGGAGTTCCGCATCGCTGCGGACGCTCGGGACTTCGACAACGCCGTCTATCTCGCGCACCTGCCGCAGAAGCGCATTTCGGAACTGACCGAGATGGGCTTCGATGTTAGCGGACTCGATCTGTCGCAGGGCAGCAATTCATTCCTGAATACGCTCGGCAATGCGCGCGACGATGGGCGCAACAGTTGGTATGGCGCGATAGACAGGGATGGCGTCAACCGTACCGTCACGCTTAACGAGGAATATGTCCTCTACGATCTTGACGGCGACGGCATCGCGGAACGCCTCTGTGTTAGCCGCGTCGGCAACACGATCCTTACGAGGTCTGACACGGGCAAGCCGGCCATTGAGCCGGTCGATTATCAGCCGTTCGAGTATTGGTGCCCGTTCCCGATGCAGGGGCGGCTCATTGGTCAGTCGCAGGCCGACAAGACGATGGACTTCCAGGTCGTCAATTCGGTCCTTCTGCGCAACGCGCTGGACAGCCTCTATTCGCAGGTCGCTCCGGGCCATTACGTCCACGAGGATAGTTGCGGCGACCATACGATTGACGACCTGCTGACGGTCAGGCCGAACCGCCTTGTGCGCTACACGGGGCAGGTTGCGCCGATCCCGGAGAAGAAAAACGACGTAAGCCAGATTGCGTTCAACGCGGTCGAGTTCATGTCGCGGCTCCGCGAGAATGCTACTGGCATCACGCAGCTCAACAAGGGCGTCGATGAAGACACGCTCAATGACACGGCCAGAGGCCAGGCGCAGCTCATGGCGCGCGGCCAGCAAATGGAGCGCTACGTCATCCGCCAGTTTGTGGAGGGCGTTGCTCGGCTGTTCATGAAGAAGGTCGGACTGATGCGCCGCTACGCGCAGCCGTTCCAGATTCGCGTTGATGGTCAGTATCGCACCATCGACCCGTCGCAGTGGCCTGAGGACATGGAGGTCGCCGTGAAGGCTGGCCTAGGTTCCGGGTCGAAGCAGGACCGGGTGATGGGCTTGCAGGCAATCGGCCAAGTGCAGTCGATGCTCAAGATGGCCGGTTCGCAGATCGTTAGCGACGACAACATTTATAACGCCTGCACGGCCCTAGCTCGCGCCTTCGGGCTACAGCCGAACGACTTCTTCACCGAGCCGCCCAAGGACGAGCAAGGCAATCCGATCCCGCAACAGCAACCGCCCGACCCGAAGGCGCAGGCGCTGATGGCCCAGATTCAGGTGAAGCAGCAAGCGATTGAGGCGCAGCAGCAGGCCGACGCGGCCAAGTTGCAGCAGATGATGGCGCAGCACGCCGACCAGACGCAGATCGAGCTTCTGAAGCAGCACCAGGAGGCGGCGATTGCTGTCCGCCAGCAGAACCTTCAGGCGTTCATTGACCAGCAGCAGATGATCCTTGAGGCGCACAAGCACGCGGCGCAGCTCGATAGTCAGCAGAAGATTGCGAAGATGCGGCCCGGAGGAAAGCTTGATGCTTGAGATCATCATGGTGGTGGTGGCGCTCGCCATCGGTTTCTGTGTTGGACACGCTTATGCGACCGTTCGGCTGATCGCCAGTTCAGCCATCAGCAAGGCGTTATCCGATTTGCGCGATGACATTCGCAAGGCCGGTCTGTGACCGACACTTCGCACCGCATCGCCCGCGCCCATCGCGCACAAATGTTCATGGACGAGTTCCTGTCCCCGCTGTTTGCCGAGATGCGCGACGAATACACCGCGCGCATCTCGCACGTTGCAACGACCGAGCTTCACCCGACCACGCGCTCGGAAGCGATTACCGCGCTGTCGGTGGCGCTGAAGGTTGTCGATTCCCTGCAGGCCGGAATGACGGAGGTAATCCGCGACGGCGAGCTGGCGAAGCGCGACAAGCTCAAGTCCGAACGCATCGAGGGCATGACCGACGCCAAGCAGCGGCTGCTCAGAATAGCAGGATAACCATACGAGCGAGGGCCAACCTCGCCACACCATCCCGCCAATCAAGGCGGCGATACCCGCGTCGAGATGGCGCCGGTTCCCAAAGAAGGACGTAGCAATGACGACCCAGTCGGAAACCCCGGCAGTCGGCAGCGAATCCACTCCCGCAGCCGAACCGACCAATGCAGCAGACTACTTCACGCAGCTTGCTGAAGAGCAGTTCGGCGTAACGGACGAAGAGGAACAACCGGCAGAAGGTGAACAGGTTCAGCCTGACAGCACCGAAGAAGCCGAGGACGAACCGACACTCGAAGAGGAAGTTGACGATCTTCCTCCCATCGACGCGCCGGTATCGTGGGATGCGGAAGCGAAAGCCAAGTTCGCGGAACTGCCGCGCGATGCCCAGGAGGTTATCGCAAAGCGGGAAAGCGAGCGCGAGAAATTCGTTCAGTCCAAGTCCCAGGAAGCAGCCCGCGCCAAGCAGGAAGCCGAGCAGGCAGCGATACAACAGGTCGCGGCTTACGAAGCCCAGGTGGCGCAGCAGCTTTCACAATACGCCGAGCAGATTGCCCCGCAGCGCCCCAATCCGGCGTTGCTCCAGCATGACCCGCAGGCGTTCTATGCCATGCAGGCGGATTACGAGGCCAAGGTTGCCCAGCAGCAGAAGTTGCAGCAGCAGTCTCAGCAATATGCCCAGCAGGCCCAGCTTCGCGCACAGCAGATTGCCCAGGCGGAAGCGGCGGAACAGCACCGCATCATCGTCGACAGTTTTCCGGAATACGCCGACCCTACGACCGGCCCTGAGTTGCAGCGCAAGCTCACGGCGGTCGCCAAGGAGTTGGGCTATCCCGACGAGCTGATCGGACAGGCACGAGCGACCGACATTCTTGCGATCCGCC